TGCTAATGATTGCATCATTAAAGTAGGCAACGGACACAGTGCCTGAAACCGCAAACACTAAGAAGGCAAGTGGTATCGACCACAGCCCATCTATCAACTGCAACTTGTAGCGCAGTGACTTCAACGTGTTACTTTTTTCCTGTGGTTGTTCCTTCTTGTTTGGCATTGGCTCGTAGTTTTAGTGACAGCTCACGCTCATACTTGCGCAGGCGTTCGGTGTAATCTTGTTTTAGTGTCTTCTTTTCACTCATGGTATACGATTGATGATGTTACGAGAGTAGGTAGGACGAAACGAAGTTGATGTGTTGCCAGTGCTGAACTGGTAGTTCAGTGTGTTGGTCACGTCTGTGCGTGGTGAACGTTCAGGCCAAACACTTGTTGAGTATTCAGGAAATAAACTGCTGTTGGCACATAGATAATCAACGAGCAATGTCGTGTAATGTTCAGCATTCTGCCTTGCACGATCTATCATATCCTTCATAACCACATCCGAAACAGGTATAGTGTCTTCAGATTGACGCTGCACAAGCGTGCCGTTGTCCATGCGATAGCATAGGTTGGGTGTAACATCTACCATTACCCACCACAACAAACACTTTTGAATATAGTCTTCAAGAAGTATTTGATAGTCACCCGATATAGTGTTGTTGGCTACATCATCCTTAATCTTGTTCAGCAGGTTAGTTCCCAAAAATGGAAGCAGCCATTTATCCTGCGCCAAATAAACGGAAGGATATAGCAAGTTAGGATCAACACTACCATTAATCGTAGTGTACTTCTTGATATAGTTTTCTGAAATTAATAGTACCTCTGCCATAGTTGTAATTATTGATTACCGTATACTGGATTAGTTGGAAGGAAGCCGTTATAGGGCATGTCTTCAGGAAGCTTTGCAACGAGTGCATTGTTGCGCACCTTATAACCCATGCGCTCAGCAAGTGCAACAGCGATTCGCTTCGCATCAGGGTCATTAGGATTAATCTTTGCGCCTTTAGCATCTACATATACACGTTTCTCCCAAAAGTGTTTGCAGTTTCCACCGCCTTTGTAGAACCAAATATCATAAGTATCTGCGCCTTCAGGCCCCCATCCGGGATTGACTGCTACATTTTCCATCGACACGATGTCTTCTTTGCGGTATAGCTTACCTGCTTCGACCATCTTCTTGCAGAATGGGCGCATATTATCATGGGCAAAACTACCTGCGTACACATAACGAGTAATAAAGTATTTGCCATCAATAATAGCATCCTGCTCACTCTTTGCCGCTGGTCTTGCCGCACCTGTGCGCACTGCGAATTCGTGCTCAATTTCTTCATCAGCGTTATATGCATCAATCAATATCCAATCTTCGGATGCATCTTCACCAAGTGCAATTAATGCATCGCCTACTGTGCTCTCATCAAAGTCAGCAGCATCTACTTTTTTTTTTAATTCAACACTCGATTGAATCACTTCCTTAGGTTGCAATGAACCGGGCATAACATCGGCAAAAATTGCATCGATAGTAGTAGCTAACAATGTTGGGAATGCAGCCTGTACGATTGCCTTTGCACTGCTAACAGGAACAGCACCCGCAGCACTTTGCATAACTATGTCTACAAGTGAAGTAATCTGCGCACCATTCAAAGCAGTAGCAGCTACATCAGCCGTAGCACCGCCTGTTGCATCGGTAACAACTTCTGCCTGCTCAACTGCAAGTGGCGTGTTAGGCACAATCTCAAAGGTTACACCCGGAAGTTGATTGCCCAATAATTCTTCGATGCTCTTATTAATCATTGCCTGATATGGCTCAACAACTTGTTTGTTGAATATCTCAAGTCCTGTAGCCATTTCATCTTTATTGCTACCGAATCCACCACCCGTATCGCGAATACCAAAAAGAAGCGGAGTTGTAACACGATGTGCTGTAATTATTTTCTGCGTTGCAGTACTATCCATAAGTTGATACTGCTTATCCGCATCGTTCACAGGGAATGGTGTAATCTCAGTCTTAGGTTGATCGCGCTCATTGAAGAACATTACAACCTTACCTGCATTACGTGCGCCACTCATCTTGTTTTCCCAATCCATCATCATCTGCTGCTTCTGCTCAGGCGTTGCCTGCCCGTTGTAGAAGTTGATAATGGTCGATGGAAAAAGACCGTTGCTTATTTGGTTGATATGAAAGATTGAAATCTGCTTATCTAACTCGATGTAGTTAATCGCACTCCAGTAATCAGGTCGAGGGTATACATCGCTGCCTGTGTAAGTGAAGCACCAATAGATTTGGCGTGGTTCAGCCTCACGTGTTAAGTAGTTGTACTTTGGTATGAACTCAGGCGTGTTGCGTTTTTTGCGTGTATTGCTCCAGTCATAGCTATGAAAAATACCTATTTCGCTATCATCATCCTGATTAACTGCAATGCGGCATTCCTCGAATGGTATAGCGTTAAGTTTGGATATAACCGTTCTGTCGTTGCTCCAAATAACTTCAATATAGAATCCACCAAATAACTTTAAGTCATGAGCAGCAGCATACGTTAAAGTATCGATATTCAGCGCATCTAATTCAGCTTGGTATTGCTCCGATTGAATACCCTTACCGGCTATCATGTCACCAATGGCAACAACCAGTGAACCATGCACTGGAGATTCATGCGACAAATCGCGAAGGTATTGTGGGAAATCATTTGCATCCCCGTAGTTAACCCAACCTTTGCGGTCTACTTTTTCCGCATCGCTCTTAGCAACATACTCGCTAAGCTTCAATGATACTATATTCGATTCGTTATGGCTCATAGATGATGTCGTTTGGTATTGTTACTACAGGCACGTCAAACCATGTTGTATTGTGATTCAATACAGCATATCCACGCTGGCACAAACCAATAACAACACCAGCTGTCGGGTCAGTATTGCTATCACTATTTTGTCCATAAATTTCATACCTGTATCTGCCTGCTAATGTAAGGCCAACTGTTGTGATTAACAGCTGTGTGATGCGTACATTCTCATTCACAATTGTTGCCACTTGCGCAAGGTCATTGCCGGTTGTGCTGTTTTCTTCGTGTGTTAAAACTACTAAGTAGTCCGTGTATGGTGTGGCAAAGTATTGGCGTGCCTCGTCAAGTGATAAGAACACCTGTTGGTCTGATGTATTTGTTTGAAGATAGATCATTGGCGTTATTTAAAAAAAGGGGCAAGTCTAAACCTGCCCCTTTCAATACAACAAGAACACAACGGAAAACGCTATTAGTAAGCAGGACTTACTGTGATGCTTGGGAAGTTATCAAAAGGAACAGCTGTGAAAGGCTCAAGGTGTACAGCAGGAGCAAGCTCTTCTGCAATAGTTGTAACCTGATAACCCATCAAATCTGCTTTCTGTTGTCCTGATTGAACACTACCTGCTGTTAGCTGTGAACCTTCCCCTGCACCAATCAAAAGGATTTGATCATCATTAGTGCGAACGAACACAACCATCTTAGCTTTTGCAACGTTCAAAAACTCGTTGCGCATGTCTTGGTTCAACTTACCGAAAGTCCATCCAACTTCCTGCGAAAAGTAAAGTGTACCTGTTTCCAAGTTCTTGTTTACTGTTTCAATGTATGAACCGCTGTTGCGGAATGGAACGTAACGATAGATAGTTGCGGTAGGCAATCCATCTACTTCACCATCTGTACCACCATAGGTAACACCTGAAGTGAAATCGTCATAGTTAGCAATCAATACTTCTTTAACACCTCCGATACCTTCAAGGCATCCGAGTGTAAATCCTGTGGTTAATTCACAAGCCATGTTTTATATAGTTTTAAAAGGGGGCTGTTACACCCCCTTGATTATTAATTATGCTCCCCAATAGGTGATGTCTTCAGCTACTGCAATCTGCGCTCCGAGGTAGAAACGTGCACCGTAACGAACGTTTTGTGAACCATCCAAGTTCTGCATGTCCAAGATGAACACTTCGTTCATTTGGTTTTCCTGCCATGTACCGAGCATCAAGTTGCTAGGTTGTGAGAAGATGATGTTGTTTGCAGTCATACCCGGACAAACGTAGATTTCGTACATTCCTACGAAACGACGGTTAACTTCTGGGCCACCTGTCAAGTACCAACCATTGCCATCGGCAATTTGCGCTTGCATGTAAGCTTCCCATGCAGCCTGTCCCATGTAAAGTGCAGGCTTTTCAGCAGCACCTTTCACAGCAGCAGGAGCAGTGTTGATTACGTCCCAAATTGTAGCGATGATGTTACCTGAAGTCAATGCACCTGAACCTGCAGATACAGCACCTGAACCACCAGCCTTAATCAAAGTTTCAAAACCATCGTACTGACCAACTGTTGCGTTAACACCTGACCACATAATTGTCTCGTTAGCGGCAGCAATACCACCAACCAAACGGCCGATAATTGCATCTTGGATTTGTGTGTTTACACGGCCGCTCATAACGTCAGCAGTTGTCCAGTCAATGAAGAAATCCTTCTTACAGATTTGGCGTTGAACTTGGAACTCTTCCAAAGTCAAGATGCGCTCAGTCAAAGTGATAGTACCTGTTGGGGTAAAATCACAAGTGCCTGCGGCGAAAGTTACAGTGTCATCAATTTTACGTACTACAGATTTGTAAGGTACGTTTGGCTTCATTGTCACGTATCCAGCAGATACGTTTGACAACAGAGCCTTTGCTACGATTTCACCAGCTAATTCACCTGCATAGGTGGTGGTGAGTGAAGTTGTTGTTGGCATTTTTAAATAAAATTTATGAGGTGAATTAATTTACTTGTTTAGCACGAAGGCCTTCCATGAAGTCGCTGAATGAGTTACCATTCGATGCAACCACAGGTGCAGCATTCTTTTTGAATTCTTGAGATTTAACCGAAGGGACAGCAGGTGCTTTCTTAACTGAAGCAAGTTCAGTCTTAGCAGCCTGTGCTTCGCTCTTTGCAGTTTCAACCGCAGCAGCAAGCTCAGTCTTTTCTACTTCGAGTGCAGCGATACGCTCAGACAATTGACCGATTACAGCAACGAGGTCTTCGCTGCTCATCTCAGTTGATTGTTCTTCGCGTGAGATTTCGGCAACCATACCATCTTCGCCTACGATTACAGTGGTTACACCATCTTCGAGCATGTACTCGCCTGCTGGAACAGGTACAGGATTGCCTTCAGCGTCTTGAGTGTAGATGTCTACGCCCACTACCCACTCGTTTGCGGTAGAATAGATTTTGGTACCATCGCTCAAAGTGCCTTCTACTGCAAACTTGATTTCCGTTGCCGGTGCTTCTGCTGCAGCTTCTTCCTCGAACTTGATACCAACACTTGAAGGGTCAATGCCGTACTTGTTGAATACAGATTTGATTTGTTCTTTAATGTTTGACATGTTGGATATTTGGCTATTGTAGAAAACAGCCTGTTTTGTTACATCCAAAAATCCTTTTATCTTAGCGGTGTAATTAAATACCTTTATTTATGAAGACAGCAGAAGTGTATACTAAGAAAGTCTCAGCACGATTGACTGAGAAGCAATACAAGACGATGGTCAAAAATGCGAAGGCATCAAAGATGAACCTAGCCGAATACGTGCGTGCGTGTATTCTCTGATTAGTTTAGTTTTGGTAAAAAAAGAAGGCCCTCGTTTGGGCCTTTCTTTTTATTCTAAAACCTAAAAGCTTAAATTGCACTTAAACGATGCTAATATAATCAAATTATTTAGTCACCAAAATGGTTGATGTATTATTGCTACTCACTGCATCAGGTGAACCATTAACGGCCACGATTGAAATAGTGAAGTTGCGTGGTACGGTTATACCATTCAAGTACATCACACTACCAAATGACATGCTGCGACCTACGTCGATTCTATCTGCTCTGTCCCATGTGGCAAGTGTTGCACCTTCAAAACCATAAGTAGCTTTCCAGTTAGTGATTGGCACGCTGCCGCGATTGAATGTGGTGTAGTTGATACGCACACGATTCGCATCGAGCCATGTGAAGCTATTAATTTTCACTTCTGCATCTACACCTGTCGTTGGTGGATTGAGTGCGGTAATGGTCGTGCCTGTGCTTATGGTATTGTCATTCTCATTGAACTCAAGTATGACCATGTTTGGATCTATAGTAAGTGAGAATTGAGAGTTACCAGTTACGTTGTTTGGCAAAGCAAATGGTGCGCTCTTAGTTGCCACAAGTTGACCCGCAGGAATGGTTACATCTCCAGTGTAAAAGATGAACTTACTTCCATCTGTACGTGTGAAGGTTAGCTGCACAGTTGTTGTTACATCTTTGGTGTATGCTCTATCGATGTTAACCGAATAGACAACATTAATGCTTGTGCCTTGAACAGCACTTGCAGGCGTGCTAATTGTACCAAACAGATTAAACTCAGGTGTTGGCACGGGCACAGGGTTACCACCATCCAAACCTTTGGCAATAGTCACCGCACTAAACATATCAACCACGCCATAGCCAAGCTCTGCACTTTTACCATTGACATCATAAACATAACCGCCCGACTTTCTTGCAGCTTGACGTAGTACATCAGTAACCTGTGCTTCGGTCAATGAAGGATTAGCAAGAATTACATTGCCAGCAATTGCAGCCATAACAGGGCATGAACACGATGTGCCGCTGAAGTTAGTGTAGTTGCTTGTCGCGTTATAACCAAATGCACCCATGCGGTCAACCGTTGGGCATCCTGTGCCGGGTGTTGCAGCAAATGTCTTAGGACCATAGTTGCTAAACGTAGCGCGAGTGTTTGATGTAGTTGATGCACCAACCGCATGCACCATTGGATAGATAGCAGGTGCTTGTGTAAAGTTCGGATTGTTCTGATTTCCGCTACTTGCAAAGATTGGTATACCCTTACCACTACGGCCGTACGTCTTTGCCGCTGTCATTGCGTTTTGAAATAGTGGATAGCTGGATGAACCACCACCACCCCATGACATTGACACAGCAACGCAGTTAGGATTTTCAATTGCCTTGTTGATTGCACGGGTTACAATCGTGTCCGATGTGCCAAAGCTTCCACCGGCTGTAGATCCATAACCGATGTGCAGAAATTGCACTTTCAATTTGTTATTGCCAAGTGATGAAACGCCCACGTTGTTATCCGTTGCTGCGCATATCAAACCACTACAACATGTACCGTGTTTTTCAAACTCACTTATTGGGCGAACATCAGCTGCATCCGTTACGCAGTTCCATGACGTATTGCTAATCATGCCCTGCAAGTCTTCATGGTCAACGTCACATGCAATATCCAACACAGCTATTTCACCATAAGCAGCACCATCAATCAAACCCCATGCTTCTTTTGCTTTAAGGTTTGGCAAGTGCCATTGTGAATCGTATGTGTATGCATCAGCACTAACATCGAATGGTTGGATGTAGTCAGGCTCTACGCTTGTGAATAGTTGGCTGTTCATTAACGCAGCATAGAACTCATTGAACGATGCAAATGCAGGTACTTCTACAAACAGCGTGTTAGTTAGTCTGAATGTTTCAGTAATTACCACGTTGTTCTTGTTAAGATACGCAGTAGCCGCATCCAAATCAGGAGCAACAAGGATGGCAAGACCTGTTGGAATGTTGTCGAGTGCAGCATCTACCTGATATGCCTGCGATACTTTGGCAGAATCAGGAGCAACTGGCTTAACATCTTCAAACACGATGATGCCAAATGGCTCATGCACTGCACGAACATTCGGCTTGTTCTTGTTCTTGTCAAAAGACTTTTTGTCTTTGAACTTAACAGCATTTATTTTCATTTGTTGGGGTTTACTTCTTTGAGTAATTGATCTAACTCCAGTACCAACTCCGCTTCGTAATTTTTAACGCCACTCATCGACACGCCTACTTCATTAAAAAAACCTTCAATGCTATAGCCACGCACCTTGCCTTCTTTTACATCGTTCCAAACGTGTTCCTCATCCACCTTAGTTCCGATGAACCATGTGCCATCAGGTAGGTCAGGCAATCCGAGCTGCATTGATTTGTCCATTTTGCCTTCTTTTATCCATGATTCAACCACGGTTACGCCCGTTACTGGTATTTCGTGCTGCAAGTTGGTCGTGTGTTGCAGATTCTTTTTGAAGAACTGATGTGCAATTGCGCTTACTGTGGCCTTTTCAAAGTACACATAGTATGGTTCGCCCTTATCATCATAGCGTAATATCTCTTTATCCGGGATGAGTGCAGGGCCGTACAGCATCCTGCGTTCTTCATCGACCTTTGCAAGTTGCATCTTGCTCAGTGCAATCCAGTTCTCTTCGATTGCAGGACTATCTACAAGTCCCATTGCTGTAATGCCTAAGCGGCCTTCCTCATCTATCACACACTTAACTACTTTTCTTTTTTCCATGTTACAAATTTAGTTTATGATTATCCTATTCGTGCTAAGTCTTGCACCTTCTCGCGTACTTCTTGCTGCGATGCTACGTCACCTGCCAGCACATACGCTCGCGGTGTGATTTGCTCAGGTCTATCTTGCAAGAATGATGCGGCAAGAGGGTTGAACTGCGCAGGCTGTGCGTTTGTATCTCCACCTCCACCACTAATGGATGGTGTGGTTACATTTTCAGAACCACCACCACCACCTTCAAATTTTGTTGAAGCAATCTTTGCTATTTGACCTGCACCAGTAGCGGATGCCAATGCAATAGCAATAGGTAAAGTTGGCGAAGGGAAAGGATTGGCAGCAATGGCCGCTGTAATCGCTTTGGCTGTATCAATAGTGGCAGCGGCTATTTGACCTGCTTTTTGAAACTTAAATTGTTTCTTAGCCAATGCTTCCTCTTCTTTACTACCCTTCTTAACCTTGCTCATCTTATTTGCAAAGACCGCATCATTGATACTATTGAAAGCAGCTAAACCTTGTTCCGCAATTTCAATTGATTTTTCCGCAGCCTCTGTATCAATTGTTACTTTTTCTACAGCACTATTTTCTTGAATGGCTTTAAGTTCAGCGGCTAATCTTTTTTGCAAGTCAACTGTGCTTTTGCCCGCTGCATCTGCCTTTGCAAACAACCTCTCATAGCGTTGTGTAACTTCAAGTTCTTCTTGTTCACCTCTGTTAAGTGACGATGCAAAGGCTGCATCTTGTGCTGCAAATTTTTCTTGATCTAGTGCTTGTAAATCTGCGAAGTAATCATCTTCCAATGACTTGCGCTTATCCGCTTCAGCCTGTGCATTGGCTGTGCGCTGTGCTTCTAGTGCAGCAAGTTCATCATTGAGTTGTTGCTGTAGTAAGATTGTGTCTTTACCTGCGGCATCCGCTGCGGCAAACAATGCTTCGTACTTCTGAACTATGGCAAGTTCTTCCTGCTCGTTCTTACTTAGTGTTTCCCGATAACGCTCATCTTCAAGTGCGGCAAGTTTTTGATAATACTCATCTACCTTTTGTGCTTGCTTATCAAACTTAGCCTTTTCCTCAGCAATTGCCTTATCATCTGCGGCCTTCTTATCTGCCGCTGCTTTGTCCCTACGTGCTTTGTCTTTAGCATCGCGTGCGTTTAGTAAGGCATCACGAGAAGCAATTAATTGTTTAGTCGCTTTTTCAGCATCTTTAACTATCTTCTCTTGGTCTTTCTTCTCTTGTTCCGGGTCAAATATCTTCTTTACAATGAAGTTGTTTACATCTTCAAAGACACCTGTCACATCTATCTTTTCAATTCCCAGTCCTAACTTGTTCAGCACTTCAATAGATCCATTGACAAAGCCTTCAAAGAATTCCGCAAGCTTGCGCTGTGGAAATGTAACAAAGTCAAGAAATGTCTTTAAGTATTCAGCATTACGTTCAGCTGCTTTAATTTGACCTTCTGCTTGTATACGTGTGGTTTCAGCCACAGCTTGTTGCTCAAGTATGGCCGTGTTTAAAGCATCCAGTTTAAATTGAGTAATTTGTTTTTCGGTAAAACCTTGACGCTTTAGAGTTTCTTCACTTGCAACTAAATTATCGTAATTCTCTTTTGCTAATGCTGCACGTTCTTTCTGCACATCCAGTGCTTTGGTTTCTGCATCAGTCACACCATCAACAAGTGAAAGCAATTCTTCACTATAAACAATAGCAGCGGCAATGGCTGCACCTATTAAGAAGATAGGGTTGGTGAGCAACGCCTTACCTATAGATGCGAATGCACTGCCTATACCTTGAATGCCTTTTGCAATATCACCCGGCTTAATGTCTGAGATATTCTTAGCAAGCAACTTCGCACCTTCAGCCGCACCTTCAAAGTCAAGGTTAGCAATTCGTGAAGTGACAAGTCCAAGTGATCCACTAACTTTTTCAAACGCACCACCTGCCTGCGTGCCTACTGCCTGTGCAGCATCTTGAATCTTATCTTTAAGTTCCCCTGCTGCAGCACTCAGTTCTCGATACTTTGCGCTATTAGGTTCTGTGTTTGCAAGTTCAGCCTGTAACTCTCGCAGCTGTGCTTTGAGTGACTTGCTAGATGCAACTACTTTTTCTTCGGTAACTGCCAACTCCTGAAAGTCTGCACTCGCAGTTTCAATGCTGGATGTGTCAACCTTAGTGTCTTTTAGTTCCGTGTTGAGTTGGTTGGTCGCATTAGCTAATTGGGTCATTGGTGCAACTGTCTGCTCAACCGCATCGCCTACTTGCTCAATACTCTTTGCTGCATCACCTGCATCGATGTCTTGTAATGCTGTGCCTATCTCATCAATCTTGCCCGTTTCAATCTGCGTGATGGTTGTTTCGAGCTGT